CGCGGCGTCGATATCGGCCTCGTGCTTGGCGTACTCATCCGGCTTGCGGCTCAGCTCGGCAATCTGTGCCCGCGTCCACGTCCGCTTGCCGTCGCCGCCCTCTATCTCGGCCCCGGACCGGCTGGCGGACGCAGCCGCGCCGCCGAACAGCTCCGGCAGCTCGGCCTTGAGCGCCTTGACCGCCGCCGCAACCGCCTTGGAGTCGGGCACCCCGTCCTCTACGGCCACGTCGTCGAGGTCGAGCAGGCGCACGATGCGCTCCAGCCGCTCCGGCTTGGCCCCGGCCGCCGCCGCCGCGATACGGGCCTCGGCGTTGACCATGGTGCGGCTGGCCAGCGCGAGCGCATCGGCGGCGCGCTTCTCGGCGTCCGCCTTCTCGGCCTTGAGACGTTCACTCTCGTCCATCTGCGCGCGCTTCGCGGCTTCTTCGGCGGCCGTCTTCGCACGCTTCTCGGCGGCCGTCTCGGCGCGCTTCACGCGTTCAGCCACGAGCCGGTCGATGGCCGCCTGCTGCTCCGGCGTGAACTCGACCTTGCCGGAATCGTCGTTTCCGCCCTGCGCAGCGCCCTGCGGCTCCCCCCCCTCCGGCGGTACGGTCTGCTCGTTCTGCGTGCCCTGCGTGTCGTCTGTGGTCGTTCCCACGGTCCGTCCCTTCCCTAGATTGCCTTGCCTATCTGCTCGCGGTAGCGGAGGCGCGGTAGGTCGTGTTTGGCGACGTGTTCGCGCAGCCGTCCCTGCCACTCGCGGACGTGCGCCTTCGCCTTGGCCGCCGCGAGGTCGTCCAGAGCCCCGGCTTGCCGCATCTTCCAGCCCCGCACGCCGCGCTCTAGGTACCGTTGCTGCTGCTGTGCCGCGTAACGCTCCGGGTCGCCGTACTGCGTCGCGCTCCGCCGCGTCAAGCCCTCGATGTAGGGGTCCGCCGAATGGGCACAGCTAGGGTGGAAGAGCCCGTCGCCCTCGGCCTCGGCGAGCGTCGGGTAGCCGGGAGTCGCGCCGTCGAGCGAGAGCACCTGTCCCTCCCACGGGGCGCACATATCGCAGCACGAGGGCGAGCCGCTGATGATGACGAGGTCGCGGCCCTGAGCCAGCACCGCGTCGAACACGCCTTGCCGCGCGGCGTTGTGCGCTGCCGTTCGACAGGCCATCTCGGCGTAGCTCGCGAGCGCCCACTGCTTGCCGGCCGAATCCACGAACCCGGTCACGCCGTGGCCCGCGAAGAGGTCTAGCGCCGCCTGCGCCGTCGCGCGCCGCGTCACGCCGTCCACAAGGCCCTGAGCGGTCACACGGGCGATGACTGCCCGGTATAGGTCCGGGGCGGCCCGCAGGATACGCAAGTCGCCCTCGGCCAGCCGCCCGGACAGCGCCCGTGACAACGCTGCCTGCGCCGCAGCGGAGTCGCGCCGCGAGAGGGTCGCCGTCACGCGTCCGGTTGCGGCCACCCGGGTCCGGGAGCGGCGCAGCGCCGCGAGCGCCGCCGCCGCCCCGCCGCCGTGGGCCGCAGCGATAAGGGCCACCACCTCGCGCTCGCGTTCGCGCCGCAGGCGGGCCACGATGCGCCGTGCTTCGCTGCGTACCGCGCCCGCCTCGCGCAGCCGGGCCTTGGCCCACCCGGGGTCCTCTAGGCCCTGCGCCAGCCGCCGGGCCACGAGCACGAGCAGCGCCACCTCGACACCCTCGTACAGCTCGGCCAGCTTGCGCGCCAGCCGGGTGATGGCCTCCGGGTCCAGCATCAGAATCCGGGCTCAGGGACCATGCGGCCCGCGTCCTCGCGGATACGCGCGACTTCCTCCGCGAGCTTGTCGTCATCGAGGTCCGGCTGCGCCATGCGCGCCGCCGTCTCGATGGATACCGCCTCGGCCGTGCGCAGCATGGTCAGCCTCTGCGCCAGCTCTTGCGCCGTCTCGCGCGGCTCCGGCCAGATGATGACCGGCGTCTCGACGGCCGTTGGACGTCCGAACACCGTCCGGTCGACGGCCAGCATCCCTTCCAGCGCCGCCTTGAGCGCCGGGTTCCAGTAGCGCCGCTTGCGGTCCAGCGTCTGGTACGTCTTCGCCTCGCGGAGCCGGAGCGCCGTACCGGACTCCGCCCGGCCCTCGACGCGCAGGCCGAACGTCTGCGGCGCGTACCCCGCCTTGCTGACGATGCGCTCGATGAGGTTGAGCACCGTCTGCTCGTGCTCCGGCGCGCGTATCTCGGGCTGGTAGACCGTGATGCTCATCTCGCCCGGGCTCATGCCGTCCAGCTCGGTGAACACCTCGCGGTCCACATCGAAGTAGCGCCCCGAGCCACGGTCCGTGGCGGCAGCGTCGAGTGCGTCCGCAGGTACGATGACGCGCGCCTTGCCCAGCCGCACGTCGCGCAGCCACGAGCTGTACGCCTCGTCCAAGGCGTCGAGCAGGGCCTCCGCCCCGGAGATATCGGCGCGCCCCTGCGCCCCTCCCGGGTCGCCGTGTGCGGGCCTCATGTTCGGCACGTACCACGTCAGCATCCCGCCGGGGATACCCTCCGGCAGGGCGACCGTCTCCTCTAGGTCGGCCGTCTGCGGGTGCGCCGTCAGCGCCGCCTTCACGCCGAGGTTCGTCTTGTCGCCCACGTAGAGTCCGTGCAGGATGACGCCCGGCTCGTGCCGCTCCAGATGTCGCCATACCTCGCGCCCCTCGGCCGGCAGCTCGTGCCAGAACGTCACCGCCTGCAGGCGTCCGTAACGGAACTCGGGCACCGCGTGGTCGGCCGCGACCGTTGTCAGGAACGGCATATCCGACACGGCCGTGTCCCAGCTCACGCGCAGGTATATGCCCGAGATAGCCGCGCACAGCTCGGCGGCTTCCAGCAGGGTGTTCGCCACGCCCGTCCCGGAGGTCAGCTCGTCCAGCCGCTGCTGCGCCGCGTCAGCTACGTCAATCTCGGGCATCTCGCCGAAGAGGAGGTCAGCGCTCGTCTGCGCAATCTCGGCCGCCAGCGGAACGTGGACCGGGGGCGGCTGCCGAACGATGCTCTGCTGCCGGCGCTGCCTGCGCCAGAAGAAGAACGCCCGCGCATACTTGTTCTCGGCGGGTGGCGCGGCCGACGACGCGAGCTGGGCCGGGTTGCCCGCGTACCACGCGCGCCACGTGTGGATGGCCTCCGGCACCGCGCCCGGAGGCGGCCACGCCATATCGCGGTCGTCGGGCAGGCTCATAGGTCATCACTCCTCATGCGCCGGATGGCGCGGCGTCGGAAGACAGGGACGGATACCTCGTCCACCAGCGGCAGGCGCAACAGCCAGCGCGTCAGACGCGCGACCGCGCGCGGGTCGCTGGCGAACGGGATGCAGAACGGGATGGACAGCCTCATGCCGCCTCCTTCGTGGTGTCGTAGACCAGCCAGCGCCGCGTATAGCGCCGGGTCGTGTAAGCGCCGTAGCGGAGCGCGTCGCAGTTATGCACGAGCACGCCGTTGGCGTAGAACTCGTGGGCGTCCGCGATGAGAAGGTTGTAGACGGGGACGCGCTCAGTCAGAGCGCGAACGGTAAGCACACGAAGCGGAGCACGTTCTGGTCGGCAGGTAGCGGTTAGTCCTGAAACTCTTGCCGCAGACGACACAGACCCGGGTCTCGTCATCGACCCTGCTGGCACGCCGTGCCGCACTTCTGCAGTTGTTGGAACAGAACTTGGCCCAAGGCTGGAGCGATTCAAAGCGCCCGCCGCAGTGGCGGCAGACAAGACGTACCGGCTCGCGCTTCGCCATAGCCCTAGTAGCGTGTTCACGGTGCCAGGCGCGGCCCTCTTCGGAGCGATGCCATTCGGATGCGAGCGGCCTGATACGCGCGAGATGCGCCCGTGCTTCAGGCGTCTGCATACGGCGACTGGTCCTCTCGGCGTGGACGCGGCGGTGTTCCTCTTGCGAGAGACAGACGAGATTGGCCGACTCGTTGTTGAGCGGGTCGAAATCGGCATGGTGGATGACGCAGCCGTTCGGTATCCGGCCGTGTTCCGCCTTCCAGATTTCCTCATGCAGGCGGCCGACACCACGTGACTTATCAGCCTTACCGGGAGTGAAGTAAACGGCCTCGGCCCACGTGTGGGAGGTCGGGTAGCGCCTGAACCTGATTCCGTTGAACTCGATGACCTCGACCATGAGCGTAGTATATCACCATATCGCAGCGCATCTATACTCACCCAGCCCTTCCCCTCTACCCACACGGGATGGTCGGCGGTCCCGCTGAACCGGCGACCGTCGGAGAGGACGACTTCATGCACCTTAGCCGCAGCGCAAGTCATGACGCTCGCTCTGACCTCCCGCCAGCCGTCGCGCGTCATCGCCTTGTCGCCGGTCCTCACGCGCTCAATCGCTACTTGGCCGCGTGACGTGACAACCGGCGTCCCTGCGACGAAGCAGCCGTGGTCGTCGGCCTTGATAGGCGCGTCATCTCCCCGCGCCTGCGCTTTGGCATCCCAGAGGTAGCCGCTCAGCTCACGCAGCAGGTGCTCGCACGAGCGGTGGATGCGGAGCCGGTCCGCCGCGAAGAGGCTGGCCGTGTAGCGGATGCCGTCCAGAACGGCGTTGTCGGCGGAGCGCGGCGTCACCCAGCGGTCGCGGCGCAGCTGCTCGGTAAACGACACGGCGGACGGGTCCACAAACGCGCGGTCCACGGGCACCGGAGCAGGCTTAGCGTTGAGCCGGTAGGCTCCGTCCGCGCCGCTGCGCACCCACTCCCGCAGCCGCTCAGAGTACTCGGCGTCGGTGAGCTGCCTGCGTTTCTCGCCTGCGTCCCAACGCCACTCCCGGGCCACGTACAGGCGCTGGTCCGTCCCCAGCCCCGCCAGCAGCGCGTGAGTGACCGTGGCGGTGCCGTAGTCCACGGCCAGCCACCAGCGCGTGATGGGCGGCAGCTCGTCGGTGCCGTGAACGTCCGGGTCGAGCATGTCGTAGACCGCACCCTCGGCGGCGACCCACTCCCCGAGCACGAAGCGCCGATACCACAGCCCTACGAACTCGCGCCGGATGCCCTCCACGTAGTCGGCCGGGAGATACGGGTTGTCCTCCAGGCGGAAGGAGAAGCGGGCCAGGTCCAACTCGTCAGCCCGGTCCAGCCAGTCGCGCTTGAGCCAGTGCAGCGGCGCGTCCGGGTTGGTCGTGGCGAGCATCCGCGCGCCCTCCGCTGAGAGCCGCGAGCGGAGCATCGTCCAGAACGACTCCGGGATGGTGGACGCCTCGTCGACGTATGCGCCGGTGAGCGTGATGCCGCGTATCTTCTCGGCTGCCCGCTCGTCGTTCGCGCCGACCACGTAGACGCGGCGGTTGTCGATGTAGAACTCCCGCGTGCCCCGGTTGTAGCGGCAGACGGCTCCGCCGAAGAGGTCCATCATCGGATAGATGATGTTGCGCGTCACCGAGTCCTGCGTCTTGCCGGCCAGCAGCAGGTTACCCGGGGGACCGTGCATCGCGAAGTCCACGAACGCGTGGTCGGCCCCGACGCTCTTGCCGCTCCGGACCGCGCCCTCGCAGACGACCATGCGGTGCTTGTCCAGCGCCCACCACGCCGCCCGCTGCTTGTCCGTCAGCGCTTCGATGCTCACAGCGGGTCGCCCTTCTGCCGCCGCAGGTACTCTTCCGCCGCCGAGCGGCTGTTCTCGTCTCCGTCCGGACGGTCGCGCTGGCCGAGGTACTGCTTGCCCAGCCAGATGAGCATGGCGTCGGTGTTCTTCTGGAACTGCTTGCGCCGCAGCGAGACGAGCCCGCGGAGCTTGCCGCGGTCCCACGCCTCGCGGTACCGCTTCTGCCGGAGCTTGCGCGACAGCGTCTCGCGGGCGATGCCGAACCAGCCCGCCGCCTCCTCTTGCGTACAGTGGAGCGCGGCCAGCTTCTCCAGCTCCTCGAGGTCGATGACGACCGCCCTACGAGGCATCCGGCACCTCGCACGGCGCGCCCTTGTGCCAGCCGCTCGTCTTCTCTAGGCGGAAGCGGTAGGGCGACGTCGTGGGGGGCTGGTAGTCGGCGCGACGGATGAGCGGCGTCCGCTTGAAGCGGCTGTAGTCGACGTAGTGGTGCCAGCGCCCGAACTTCCACACGACCCGCGCCACGTCCGGGTGCATCCGCGCCAGCATCTGACTCTTCGGCAGCGTCCCCTCGTGGTCGTAAAACGCCTCGCTGTTGCCGCCCCGCAGCTTCTGGGTCGTCTCCTTCCACTGCTGGAAGGCGTTGAACTGGACCGTCTGCCAGCCCGCCTTGAGCATCCGCAGGCTGAGGTCGGTGTCCTCGTTGTAGCGCCCGCGCCAGCGGAAGGGCACGTCGTTGCGGATGAGGTTGCAGGAGTAGATGCGCGTCCCCACGGTGAAGGGCGGCTGCTTGATGCGGGACGGGCAGAACATCCAGTAGTTCGGCCCGGCCATCGCGATGTTCTCGTAGCGCAGGACGAAGGTCTCCATCGCGTGGAAGCACGTCCCGTCCCCGACCGGGATCCGCTGGTTGCGGTGGAGGCGCGAGAACAGCGAGATGTTGTCGTCCATGACCCAGTGCCAGGGGTGTCCCTCCGCGATGGCGTGGTCCCAGATGAAGTTGCGCGCCGGTCCCGGCCCCTTGCTCTTGGTGTCGCCCAGCGCGTCGAATGTGTCGTAGTCGCGCTGATAGGCGGGGTCGAGGGTAAGGAGCCTCTCGTCCGGGAAGACACGCGCATACGCCTCGCGCTGCTGCTCCTCGACGACGATGCGGTAGGGCACGCCCATACGGTCCAGCGCGTGCGCCGTCAGGCAGATATCCGCCCGGCTCTTGGACGGGATGTAGAGCGGGAAGCGAGGGAGCGGCGGCATTTAGGCGTCTCCGGCCAGCGGTGCGTCGTCTCCGAGCGGCCGCCAGTCAGCGCCGTCCCAGAACGTGTTCACCTGCGCGTCCGTCCAGTGGCGGAAGTCGCAGCGTGAGAAGGTGACGCAGCAGCGCGAGCAGTACGTCGTCCCGGCGCGGTCCTTCTCGCGGAGCCGACGGCGGATGGTCTGCATCTTCGCGCCGTACCAGAAGCGTTTGAAGCCCGCGATGCCGTCGCGGACGTTGCCGAACTCTTCGACGGCCGACTCGCCCGTGTTGTCTTGGCAGCAGAGCAGGTAGCGGCCGCGCGAGTCGATGGTGACGTAGAGGAAGGGCTGATTGCAGCGCCGCGTCAGCGGCTCCGTCACCGGCCGGAGCCCGAAGCGTTCGGCTGCCGGCCAGTCGAGGTGGTTGTACCACGTGCCCAGGAGTCCGGCGCGGAAGCGGCTGGCCGGCCAGTGCTCGGGCTGCTCTTGGAGGACGATGAGCTTCAGCTCAGGACCGTGGTAGGTCCACGGCGACCACGCGCCCTCCGGCTTCCGGTAGTACTCAAACCACGGGTAGCCGGACGCCTCGGCCATCCGCACAAACTCCTCATGCGGACCGTACATATCCGTGTAGACGACGTTGGCCCCGGCGTCGAGGAGCTGCCGGTACGTCCACGTCCCGTCGCGGAGCTTCGTGCCGTTGGTCGTGATTTGGATTTGCGTCTGCGGCGAGGTCCGGCGCGCGATAGAGAGCAGGCGCGGTAGCTCGGGGTGGAGCGTCGGCTCGCCGCCCACGGCCAGGTCGGAGCGCCGCGTCGGCGCGAGCTTCACGATGATACGCCACGCCGCCAGCCACGTCTCTTCGTCCATGAAGTGGAACGTCTTGGGGAGCGGGTCGAGACGGCAGTTGCAGTGGCCGCAGCGTAGGTTGCAGCCGTGCGTCGGCTCTAGCGACCAGACGTGCGGAGACGTCGGGCCCAGCGGCCGTATCTGCTTGGGCGGCTTGGGCGGCCGTCCCCAGCGCCAGACCGGCGGGTTCGGCTCGGGCTCCGGCTCCGCTCGACGGCTCACGTCGCCTCCCCGTCCACGGCCACGTACTGATGATGCAGGCTGCTTCCCACGTGCCCGTCCGACTCCGGCCACCATAGCCAGCTCCGCTTCTCGCTGCCGATGAGCTTGAAAAACGCCTCCGCGTCGGTGTCGCTCTTGAAGTGGACGGTGACGTGGAAAACGGACTGGAGGTCGTCCTGCTCGTAGTCCGGCATCCCGTCCCACTCCGCGTAGGGGTCGGTCTCCCCGGGAGCGCCGGAGCGGTAGGCCATCAGCTCCGCGGGTTCGAACCCGGTCAGCGCCAGGTCCAGGTCGAACTCCGCCAGCTCGTCCAGCTCGATGGGCAGGAGGGTCAAATCCCACGTCGTCTCTTGCGCGGTCCGGTTGTCCGCGAGGCGGTACGCCTTCACTTGCTCCGGCGAGAGGTCTGCGGCCACCAGGACGGGCACGCGCTCCAGGCCGAGCTGCTTCGCGGCGGCGAGCCGGGTATGGCCGGCGATGACCACTCCCTTGCCGTCCACGACGATGGGCTGCCGGAAGCCGAACTCCCGGATGGAGGCGGCGACCTTGGCGATAGCCGCCTCCGAGACGAGGCGCGGGTTCCGCGCGTAGGGGATGACGTCTTCGACGGCGCGCCACTCGATGGTCGTCTGCTCGGCCTTTTTAGGGCTGTGACTTTTCGCCATGGCTCCTCATTGTCGCTCGGGGGTGGGCTCGGGAACGCGGGCATCATTCGGCCCGCGGACGTAGACGTACCCGCCGGACTGCCCGACGCGGCCGCGGATGTGGTGCCCGTTTCGTCGTAGCGTCTCGATGCGGTCGTGTATGGCGTCCCGCGCCTCCCGCGAGGACGGACAGACCTTGCCCGCGCGGCGCAGCTCCAGAAGCGGCTGTACGAGCCGCCCGCGGCGTCTGCGGAGGACGCACAGCAGCCAGCTCTCGAACTCGGGGTCGGTGCGCGGGTCGTAGCGTGGGTGGGAGGCGCACGCGCCGGAGGTATTGTCCG